TCGTGTTGTGGTGACATCTTCTAGCCATGACTGGAATGTGACGCCCATGGTAAATCATAGGGTACGCACACAATCCAGGAACGCATGGTTTACTATCCTTCGGAGGATTGTACTCAATTACTTTGTCTTTGGATATGACCGCATCTGGTCCTGTGTAACAGTAGTCATACAACTTGAGAATACTAAAGTATTTGTCAAGTTTGTTACTATATGTATAACAGAACAATAGAATAGACATGGTCGCAATAGCCAAAGCACTTCCATTATTTAAGAATTGGTCCACGAACTCAATCAAGTAGAACAATTCTGTCTTCAGGAATATACTTAGAAATAAAACGATAACAACGAGTCTGACACGCCAACTTCGATCAACATATTTTAAACCAATCCTGTCATTGAATACTTCAATGTCAGTCTTGATTGCTGTGGTGACCTCAGGAACTATACTACTTCTGTCAAAGTAATACTTGGCAAATCTTTCTGTTGCAGTGGGAATATGTAGATTTCGACGCTTGGCCTCATGTTGTACTTGACTTAAATGAGCTTTAAGATTCTTTTCATCTTTTGGTTTGGCTTCGTTGTAAACATCCTCACACAAATCCAAATATGGATCCAGTAAACTGGTCGGTGTCATGGGTTTTCTAACCGTTGCACCAATTGTTGCGAATTTAATAACGTAGACATCCTCCAATTTTTGGAGAACTTCCCAAGTTAGAGTCCCACCAGGGACTTTAGCTGAGCCTTTCTCCAACCATCTCATATTAGAATGTACATAGGGCTGCAAATTGCCCGCTGCTCTCACAGTGATCAATTCACCTTCCACTCTATACTCCATTTCTCCATCCATTAACGTACCTTTTTCTCCAGGGTAACGGTGTAGCACTGCGATGTGCATTTTGATCTCCTGTTTATTAATGTTCCGGAAGATTTCTTCCGGAGTGATATAATATAAGGAGTGGACAGACATAGATATAGTAGGTCGTTTATTTCCTAGTGTTAAGTAATCTTTCCAATCAAGGCGAGTGTAGTTGTTCCCCGGCAAAGTGAAATGTCTCAAAGCATCTTTAACCTCAAAGAGTGGAACACACGAGTGTATGTAATCTCTTTTCATTTGAAAATGCCTCTTGACTGATCCACCAACATCCAGAATTTCCCCGTCCTTCACACCTCTTGCATGACATTCTTCT